ATGACGATCATATTTGCGGAAGGGGGCGGCGACCCCGCCCGCGCGAGCGAGGCGGCGGGTGCGCTGAACCTGACCGAAGAGCTCTACCGGATCGCGGTGGAGGAGCTGAACGAGGCTTTTGCGGGGATCCGCGAGGGCCGGTTCGAACTGGCAAAAGAGGGCCGGCGGGCGGTCAGGGATCTGGCCGATCTGTCAAAGGCGCTGCTGGAGGAGAGAAGGAATGTCGAGAAACTCCGCAAAGAGCTTGCCGGCGGGGGCGCAGGAGACGGCGAACTCGACCTCGGGGCGGCGCGCGATGAGATCGGGCGCCGACTGGCTCGCCTCCGCGCTGCCCGGGGAGATTGATGAATTTCTGAGCGGCTTAAGTGACAATGCGCTGCGGGCGCTGCCGTGGATCTTCGATTTCTGGGCGCTGCCGCATCAGATGCCGCCCGAAGGCGCATGGAAGTCCTGGGTGATCATGGGCGGGCGTGGTGCGGGCAAGACGCGGGCCGGGGCGGAATGGGTGCGCGCCATGGTCGAGGGTGACACGGCCCTCGCCCCGGGACGGGCGCGGCGGGTGGCGCTGGTTGCGGAGACGCTGGAACAGGCGCGCGAAGTGATGGTGCTGGGAGAAAGCGGCATTCTGGCCTGTTCGCCCCCGGACCGGCGGCCGAAATGGATGGCCTCGCGCAACCGGCTTGAATGGGCGAATGGCGCGGTGGCGCAGTTGTTTTCAGCCCATGATCCGGAGCGGCTGCGGGGGCCGCAATTCGATGCGGCCTGGGCGGATGAACTGGCGAAATGGCCGAAAGCCGCAGAGACCTGGGATCAGCTGCAGTTCGGGCTGCGGCTGGGGGAGAACCCGCAGCAGGTGGTGACGACGACACCGCGGAATGTGGCGGTGCTGAAGGCGATTTTGCAGAACCCTTCGACGGTGGTGACCCATGCGCCCACCGAGGCGAACCGGGCCTGGCTGGCCGAGAGCTATCTTGAGGAGGTGAAAGCGCGCTATGGCGGCACCTCGCAGGGGCGCCAGGAGCTTGAGGGGCTTATGATCGAGGAGGCCGAGGGGGCGCTCTGGTCGCGAGCGATGATCACCGCGGCGCAGGCGGCGGCAGAGATCCCGCCGATGCGGGTGGTGGTGGCGGTCGATCCGCCGGTGACGGCGACTAAGAAATCCGACGAATGCGGCATCGTGGTGGTGGGCGCGGATACAAGCGGAGCGCCCGGCGAGTGGCGGGCGGTGGTGCTGGCGGACCGGACAGTGCGCGGCGCGAGCCCGGATGGCTGGGCGCGGGCGGCAGTTGCGGCGATGGAAGAATTCGGCGCCGAGCGGCTGGTCGTCGAGGTGAACCAGGGCGGCGATCTGGTCGCGGGCGTCGTGCGCCAGGTTGATCCGCTGGTGCCGGTGCGGGAGGTACGGGCGATGCGGGGCAAGATGCTGCGGGCCGAACCGGTGGCGGCTTTGTATGAGCAGGGCCGGATTGCGCATCGGCGGGGGCTTGGCGATCTCGAGCAGCAGATGGTTAAGATGACGCGGACCGGCTGGCAGGGGCAGGGAAGCCCGGACCGGCTGGATGCTCTGGTCTGGGCACTGACCGAGCTGATGATCGTACCTTCCTCGCGGATCGGACAGCCGGGCGTGCGCACGATCTGAGGCTGGGCTGCGGGATTGCGGCCGGGGGCCAGCCCCCGGACCCCCGGAATATCTGGATCAAGAGGAAATTAGCGGCGGGGTGCCTTTTCGGGGCGGCTTTCGCATGGCTTACGAGAGGAGCGGCTTTGTGTTCGATTTCCTGAAGATCGGGTCGAGGGTGCCGCCAGTGCCCGGGCAGAAGGCAAGCGCGACGGGGCGGGTGATCGCCCGGAGCGTGGTCACGGGAGGCGGTGGCCGGGTTGCGGGCGGAGTGCGTGATGCCGTCTCGCTGACCCGGGCGGGGTTTCAGGGCAATCCGGTCGGGTTTCGTGCCGTCAGGATGATTGCCGAGGCGGCGGCGGCTTTGCCGGTGATCTGTCAGGATTGCGAGCGTCGCTATGAGGCGCATCCGGTGCTGGCGCTGCTGGCGCGGCCCAATGGGGCGCAGGGGCGGGCGGAGCTTCTGGAGGCGGTTTACGGCCATCTTTTGCTCAGCGGCAATGCCTATGTGGAGGCGGTGCCCGGGCCGGGCGAGCCGGGAAGCGGCACAGTGCCTGGGGAATTGCACGCATTGCGCCCCGACCGCATGTCGCTGGTGCCGGGGGCGGATGGCTGGCCGGTGGCCTTTGACTATTCGGTGGCGGGCCGGGTGCATCGCTTTGATGTCACAGAAGGGCTGAGCCCGGTCTGTCATATCCGCAGTTTCCATCCGCAGGATGATCATTATGGCCTGTCGCCGATGCAGGCGGCAGCGGTGGCGGTTGATGTGCATAATGCGGCTTCGGCCTGGTCGAGGTCACTTCTGGACAATGCGGCGCGGCCTTCGGGGGCGATCATCTATAAGGGCGCCGACGGGCAGTCCGTTCTGACGCCCGACCAGTATGACCGGCTGGTTTGCGAGATGGAGGCGCATCACCAGGGCGCGCGGAACGCCGGGCGTCCGATGCTGCTGGAGGGCGGGCTGGACTGGAAACCGATGGGGTTTTCGCCCTCTGACATGGAGTTTCACGAGACGAAACTCGCGGCAGCGCGCGAGATTGCGGTGGCCTTCGGGGTGCCGCCGATGCTGATGGGGATCCCCGGCGACGCCACTTACGCCAATTATCAGGAGGCGAACCGGGCCTTTTACCGGTTGACGGTCTTGCCGCTTGCGTCGCGGGTGCTGGCAGCGCTGTCGCATTGGCTGGCGGGATTTGGCGGCGAGGCGGTCGGGCTGCGGCCTGACCTTGACCAGATCCCGGCACTGGCGATGGAGCGCGACCAGCAATGGGCGCGGGTCGGCGCGGCGTCTTTTCTGAGCGAGGCGGAGAAACGCGCGCTTCTGGGCCTGCCGCGCCTGCCCGGGCCAGGGGATGGGCCAGATCACGAAACGGGCGACGAGGGGCGCTTATGAACCAGCACAAAGAGGGAGCGGGCTCGCGCTTTGTCTTTGACAGTTTCGACGCCGCTCATGCCCGGATCGAGGCCAATGAACGGGTGATGGAGGAGCGTTGGGCGGGGCTGGAATTCCGGCTTGGCCAGATCGACGCGGCGCTGGAGCGGCTGGAGCGGCGGATCTGGCTCGGGGTCTGCGGGGGGCGGGGTTTTTGCTGGCTCAGGGCGCCGAGGCGGTGATCCGGGCGGCGATGAAATGAGGGTGAGCGATGCTGGAACATAAATTCTGCCGGCCCGAATCGGGGCTGACCCTGAGCGAGGGGCGCGAGCTGTCGGGCTATGCCTCGCTGTTCGGGGTGAGGGACCAGGGCGGTGATCTGGTGGCGCCGGGGGCCTACGCGAAATCGCTGGCCCGACTTAAGGCGAAGGGCGGCAAGGTGCGGATGCTGTGGCAGCATGATCCGACCCAGCCCATTGGCATCTGGGATGAGGTCCGCGAAGACGCGACCGGGCTTTGGGTCAGGGGGCGGCTGCTGACCGAAGTGGCAAAGGGGCGCGAGGCAGCGGCTTTGCTGGAAGCGGGCGCGCTGGACGGGCTGTCGATCGGCTACCGGACGCTGCGCGCGGAGCGCGATGGCGCCGCGCCGGGCCAGATCGCCGGGCAGTGCAAGGGGCGCAGGCTGTTGGAACTCGAGCTTTGGGAGGTCTCTCTGGTGACCTTCCCGATGCTGAGCGAGGCGCGGGTGGCGGCGAAGTCCGAGGAAGTGACGTCGGTTTTCGACGGGCTCGCCGCGCTGTTTGAGAGCGCAAGGCGTGACCTTGCGAGGCGCTGAGCGCGCGCCCGGGAATTCTGCCTGACAGAAGGAATTACGGATGACGGAGAGAGAGATCCGGGCCGGGGAGATTTCCCCGGGCCTGAACCCGGCTGTGGAGGTGAAAACCGCCATGGCCGGATTCCTGAAGGAATTCAGTTCCTTTCAGGCTGACGTGAAACAATCGCTGCAACATCAGGAAGAGCGACTGACCATGCTTCAGAAGAAAACCATGACCTGGGGCCGCCCGGTACTTTCCGCCGTGCCGGAGGAAAATGCACCGCATCGCCAGGCGTTCAATGCCTATCTGCGGTCGGGCGATGACGAGGGATATCGCGGCCTGAGCCTTGAGGGCAAGGCGATGTCGACTGCGGTGGCGGCGGATGGCGGTTATCTGGTTTCGCCGCAGACGGCCGATCAGATCCGCTCGATGCTGATCTCGACCTCGTCCCTGCGCGCGGTGGCCAATGTCGTGCAGGTCGAGGCGACCTCGTTCGACGTGCTGGTGGACCGTTCCGAGGCAGGCTCGGGCTGGGCGACCGAGGCGGTGGCGACGACCGAGACGGCGACGCCCACGCTGGAGCGGATCCAGATCCGGCTGCATGAGCTCTCAGCCATGCCGAAGGCCAGTCAACGGCTGCTTGATGACAGCGCCTTTGACGTGGAAGGCTGGCTTGCGGGTAAGATCGCCACGCGTTTCATCCGGGCCGAGGCTTCGGCTTTTATCAACGGGGATGGCGTTGATAAGCCGAAGGGCATCCTTCTGCCGGCCAAGGTGGCGAATGCCTCCTGGACCTGGGGCAATCTCGGCTATGTGCCGACGGGGGCCGCCGCCGATTTCGCGACCACCAACCCGGCAGATTGTATCATCAACCTGGTCTATTCTCTTGGTGCCGATTACCGCGCAAATGGCACTTTTCTGATGAATTCGAAAACTGCCGGCGCGGTCAGGAAGATGAAGGATGCCGATGGCCGTTTCCTGTGGTCGGATGGTCTGGCGGCGGGGGAACCTGCGCGTCTGATGGGCTATGCGGTGCTGATCTGCGAGGATATGCCCGACGTTGGCGCGAACAGCTTCCCTGTCGCGTTCGGCGATTTCAACGCAGGCTACACCATCGCCGAACGCCCGGATCTGCGCATCCTGCGCGACCCGTTCTCGGCCAAGCCGCATGTTCTCTTCTATGCCACCAAGCGCGTGGGCGGTGACATTGCCGATTACGCAGCCATCAAACTGCTGCGTGTCGCGACCTCCTGACGACCTGATGCCGGGCCCGGCCGTTCCCGGCCTGGCCCTCTTTTAAGGGCCGCGAGCAATTGGGGGCGCAGGGTATGAGACTGACGGAAGAGACGGTGGTGCCGGTGGCGAGCCTGCCGCTGGACGCGCTGAAGGAACATCTGCGTCTTGGCAGCGGGTTTGCGCTGGCTTTGGGGCAGGATGCGCTGCTGGAGAGCCATCTGCGCGCGGCGATTGCGGCGATCGAGGGGCGGGTCGCCAAGGCGCTGATCCGGCGCCGGTTTCTGCTGGAGATGGAGGCCTGGCGCGATGCCGATGCCCAGGCACTGCCGCTGGCGCCGGTCTCGTCTTTGGTGAGTGTCGAATTGGTCTCACCGACGGGTGTCGCAACTGCGGTCAACCCGGCGCGCTACCGGCTGATCCAGGATCAGCACCGCCCGCGGGTCGCAGGTACGGGCGCGGCGCCGCCAGAACCTGCGACCGGGGGCGGGGTCAGGGTGCTGTTCGAGGCGGGGTTCTCGGTGACCTGGGCTGGCGTGCCTGCCGATCTGCAACAGGCGGTGATGCTGCTTGCGGCGGAGTATTACGAGTTCCGGCATGATCCGGGCACGCTTGGCGCGGGACTTCCCGGCGCGGTCGAGAGCCTGATCGGGCGCTGGCGGCTGATCCGCGTGCTGGGCGGGGGGCGGCGATGAGGGTACCGCAACTGCGCCAGCAACTCGCGCTGGAAGAGGCGAGCCGGTTTCCGGACGGCGTCGGAGGGTTCACGCTGAGCTGGGCGCTGGTGGGTCTGCTTTGGGCAGAGATGGTTTCGGGCAATGGCCGAGATGCTTCGGGTGAGGAGGTGATCCTGACCTCGGTGGCCTGGCGGATCACGGTGCGCGGCGCAGCCGCAGGGACGCCCGCCCGCCCGCGCCCCGAACAGCGGTTCAGACTGGGGGCCCGTATTTTTACCATCCTCGCGGTGGCTGAGAATGACCCGGGCGGCCTCTGGCTGACCTGCACCTGCCGCGAGGAGGCGCCGAAATGAGCTACGCAGCAGCAGCAGCCCTGCAGACGGCGATCTTTCAGCGGCTGAGCACGGCGCCGGCTCTGGCAGGCGTTGCCGTGCATGACGCGCTGCCGCCCTCGCCGCCGGGGCTTTTCGTACTGATCGGGCCGGAGGAGGTCCGCGATGCTTCGGATAAGTTGGCAGAGGGCGCGGATCACCGGCTGGTCCTCAGCGTGATCAGTGATGCCGAGGGGTTTTTGGCCGCGAAAACTGTTTCGGTACTGATCTCGGATCTCATGGCGGGGCCGATGCCGGCGCTGTCGCGCGGGCGGCTGGTGCGTCTTTCCTTTGACCGCGCTGTGGCGAGACGGATCGGCGAGGGTGCTGTGCGGCGCATTGACCTGACCTTCCGGGCGCGGATCGAACTCTGATCCCCGTATTCACTTTTTCAAGGAGACAACCATGGCAGTTCAGGCCGGGAAAGACCTTCTGATCAAGATCGACCAGACCGGCGATGGCCAGTTTGAAACCATTGCCGGCCTTCGGGCCACCCGCGCCAGTTTCAACGCCGAGACGGTCGAAGTCACCAGCCTTGAGAGCTCGGGTGGCTGGCGCGAATTGCTGGCGGGGGCGGGGGTGAAAACGGCGAGTATTTCTGGCTCGGGCGTGTTTCGTGATGCTGAAACCGATGAACGTGCGCGTCAGATCTTCTTTGACGGTGAGATCCCGTCCTTCCAGGTGGTGATCCCGGATTTCGGCGTGGTGCAGGGGCCGTTCCAGATCACCAGCCTTGAATATTCCGGCAGCCATAACGGCGAGGCGACCTATGAAGTCTCGCTCGCCTCGGCGGGCGCCCTCAGTTTTACGGCGCTCTGATGGTGAACCCTTACGCAGGGGAGGTGGAGATCACGCTGGACGGGGAGCCACATGTGGCGAAGCTGACGCTTGGCGCGCTGGCGGAACTGGAGGCGGGGCTGGGCGAGGCCTCGCTGATGGATCTTGTCGAGCGGTTCGAGGTGGGGCGGTTTTCGGGCCGCGACGTGCTGGCGCTGGTGGTTGCGGGCCTCAGGGGCGGCGGCTGGAAGGGGCAGGCGGGCGATCTGGTCGCCGTTGAGATTGGCGGCGGGCCGGTGGCTGCGGCAAAGGCCGCAGCGGAGCTTCTCGCCCGGGCGTTCTCGCTCGGGGAGACGAAATGAGCAGCAAATTCGACTGGCCGGGGCTGATCCGGGCTGGGATGCACGGGCTGGGGCTGGAACCGCGCGTGTTCTGGGGCCTCACGCCGGTCGAGTTGCGGATCATGCTGGGGCGGAGCGGGGGGCTCCGCCCCTGACGCGGGCGCGGCTGGCAGAACTCGCCGCATCTTTCCCCGACAGGGGGGCGAGCAAATGAAAGGCGACGAAGATGGCGGAACCGGATCTGCTGGCGGAACAGCTGGCGGGGCTTGAGGAAAGGCTGGGGGCCTCGGCTGCGATGGTCGCGGCTTTTGATGGCGAACTGGCGCGACTGAGGGACAGCGCGACCTTCACCTCGCGCGAAGTCTCGACCTTGTCGAATGGTATTTCAGGGGGCCTCAGGCGGGCGTTTGATGGGCTGGCCTTTGACGGGATGCGGCTCTCGGACGCGCTGAGGGGGTGGCTCAGACGATTGTGGATACGGTCTATTCGGTAGCGATGCGGCCGATCCACACTGCGGTCGGCGGTGCGATTGCCAATGGGATCAACGGGTTGATGTCGGGGCTGATGCCCTTTGCCAAAGGCGCGGGCTTTGCGCAGGGGCGAGTGATGCCCTTTGCCAATGGCGGCGTGGTCTCGGGCCCGGTGTCGTTTCCGATGCGCGGAGGGCGCGGGCTGATGGGCGAGGCCGGGCCGGAGGCGATCATGCCTCTGTCCCGTGGCGCGGACGGGAGGCTCGGGGTGCAGACCCAGGGCGGCGGGCGACCCGTCAATGTGGTGATGAACATTTCCACGCCCGATGTGACGGGGTTCCGGCGCTCGGAAAGCCAGATCGCGGCACAGATGGGCAGGGTTCTGGCGCGCGGTCAGAGGAACAGGTGAGGAGAGGCGCATGTTTCACGAAGTAAGGTTCCCCGCCAATCTGAGCTTTGGCTCGGTCGGAGGGCCGGAGCGGCGCACTGAGATCGTGACGCTCGCCAACGGGTTCGAGGAGCGCAACACGCCCTGGGCCCATTCGCGCCGCCATTATGATGCAGGCGTAGGGCTGAGGTCGCTTGATGATCTGGAGGCGCTGATCGCGTTTTTCGAGGCGCGGCGCGGGCAGCTGCATGGGTTTCGCTGGAAGGACTGGTCGGATTACCGCTCCTGTCTGCCATCGGGCAAGGTTGGTCCCCTGGACCAGCTTCTCGGACATGGGGATGGGGCAACAACGGCTTTCCCGCTTCTGAAGGCTTACCGTTCGGGCGAGGAAGGCTATTCGCGACCGATCCGCAAGCCTGTGGCCGGCTCCGTGCTGGTCGCGCTGGCAGATGATCCGAAGGTCGAGGGCATCGAATTCACGGTCGACAGCGCGAAGGGCGAGATCCTTTTCGAAGTGCCGCCTCCTTTGGGCACAAGGGTTACGGCGGGGTTTGAATTCGATGTGCCGGTGCGGTTCGACGCCGACCGGATCCAGGTTTCCGTCGCGAGCTTTCAGGCCGGCGACGTTCCGAATGTCCCGGTGGTGGAGATCAGACTGTGACACTTGCGCTTCACGACCATTTACAGACCGGGGTGACTGGCCTTTGCCATCTGTGGACCGTTGCGCGGCCGGATGGAGTGGTCCTTGGCTTCACCGATCACGATTGTGATCTTGCTGTAGAGGGGGTGATCCATCGCGCGGGGTCGGGGCTGACCGCCAGCGCATTTCAGCAGGCCACGGGGCTTGCGGTGGACAATTCCGAGGCTGTGGGGGCGCTCAGTGCTGCGGCAATCACGGCAGAGGATCTGGATGCGGGGCGGTATGACGGCGCCGAGGTGCGGATCTGGCTTGCGATCTGGGCACAGCCCTCAGAGCGGCGAGAGCTGTTTCGCGGCTCGCTGGGCGAGGTGAGCCGGCGTGGTGCGGCCTTTCGGGCGGAGTTGCGCGGGCTCGCTGAACCGCTGGGGCAGCCGGGGGCTTTGCTTATGCGCGAAGTTGTTCGGCCGTGCTGGGGGATGTCCGCTGCAAGTTCAGCCTGCAGACCCCGGGCTATTTCTGCGACATCGGGGTGCAGCAGGTCAGCGAGGAGCGGAGAGAGTTCATCTTTGATGCCTTGCCGGGCTTTGATCCGCGCTGGTTTGAACATGGCCGGCTGGAAGTGCTCAGCGGTGCGGCAGCTGGTCTCAGCGCGATGATCCGCTCGGACGATCTGCGGCCCGGGGGGCGGCGCGTCGTGCTTTGGGAGGGCATTCGCGCGCCACTGATGGTGGGGGATCAGCTACGGCTGTTTGCCGGTTGCGATAAGCAGGCTGGAAGTTGTCGCGCTAAATTCAGCAATTTCAATAATTTTCGAGGATTTCCTCATCTTCCGGAGGAGGATTGGCTGACAAGTTACCCCCGCTCTGACCGACCCGCGACCGGGGGTCGGCGCGTCATGCCGATCTGGGCGAATACCAATGGCAGAAACTGAAGCGACGGATCGCACGGCATTGCGCGCGGTTGGTGAGGCGCGGCTCTGGCTTGGAACACCCTATGTCCATCAGGCGAGTTGTGCCGGCGCCGGCGCCGACTGTCTTGGTCTGATCCGGGGCATCTGGCGCAAGCTTTATGGGGCAGAGCCCTGCACGCTTCCAGCCTACAGCGCCGACTGGGCCGAGGCCGGCGCGGGAGAGGTTTTGCACGAAGCCGCCAGCACCTGGCTGATCGCCAAAGCCACCACGCCCGCCATTGGTGATGTGCTTTTGTTCCGGATGCGGGACGGGGGGGCGGCAAAGCACCTTGGGCTCCAGTCGGCCACGGGCCGCGATGCACGGTTCATCCATGCCTTTGCCGGCCATGCGGTCACTGAAAGCGCACTCACATTCCCTTGGGCGCGGCGCATTGCTGCGCGCTTTTCATTTCCGCCGATCTGACAGACGGAGCGATACACAATGGCAACGCTTTTGCTCTCGGCGGCCGGAGCCGCATTTGGTGCGGGCTTTGGCGGCACTGTTCTGGGCCTTTCGGGCGCCGTTATCGGGCGCGCAATCGGGGCTACGGTGGGTCGGGTCATTGACCAGAAGATCCTTGGGGGGGCGCGGATGCAGTTGAGGTCGTTCGCATTGACCGGCTCCGGCTGATGAGCGCGGGTGAGGGCAAAGCCATCGCAAAGCTCTGGGGCCGGATGCGGCTGGCGGGCCATGTGATCTGGGCCTCGCAATATGAGGAGCACAGCCGCTCCCGGCGGGGTGGCAAGGGGGCACCGTCGGGGCCATCGGTGACGGAGTATTCCTATACAGTCAGCCTCGCGATCGGGCTTTGCGAGGGCGAGATCCTGCGCGTTGGCCGTATCTGGGCCGATGGTACCGAGATCGAGCCGCGCAGCCTTTCACTCCGGGTCTATCATGGCACCGAGGACCAGCTGCCCGACCCCAGGATCGAAGCGATTGAGGGCGAGGGGGAGGTGCCGGCGTTTCGCGGTCTTGCCTATGTGGTGATCGAGGATCTCGACGTGACCGCTTATGGCAACCGGGTGCCACAGTTCAGTTTCGAGGTGGTGCGCAATGCGCAGGGGCGGCATGTGGCGCCTGAAGATACGCTTTCCGGACTGGTGAGCGCGGTCGCGATGATCCCCGGAACCGGAGAATATGCGCTGGCGACGACCCCGGTCCATATCAGCTATGGCCCGGGCGAGAATGTCGCGATCAACAGCACATCGCCCTCAGGCCTCACCGATTTTCGGACAGGGCTCGATCAGCTCTCGGGCGAGTTGCCGAACTGTGGTTCGGTATCGCTGGTCGTGTCCTGGTTCGGAAGCGATCTGCGCTGTGGCAGGTGCGAGATCCGGCCCAAAGTCGAACAGCGCAACCATGATGGTCAGGGGATGGCCTGGCATGCGGGAGGCGTGACACGGGCAACAGCCGACGAAGTGCCCAGGCGCGACAGCGGCCCGGTCTATGGCGGGACGCCAGCCGATGCCTCGGTCATCGAGGCGATACGCGCCATCCGGGCGGATGGGAAAGAGGTGATGTTCTATCCGTTTATCCTGATGGAACAACAGCCGGAGAACCGGCTTCCCGATCCCTGGTCAGGTGCGGCGGATCAGCCGGTAATGCCCTGGCGCGGACGGATCACCACCGATCAGGCACCGGGACGCCAGGGGAGCACGGATCGAACGGCACTGGCCGACACCGAGGTTGCGGCCTTTTTCGGCACCGCTCAGCCGGCGCATTTCAGCGCCGCGGGCAGTCATATCCTGTATTCTGGACCGGAAGAATGGCGATATCGCCGCTTTATCCTGCATTATGCGCATCTTTGCGCCCTTGCCGGTGGCGTCGACGCTTTCTGTATCGGGTCTGAGATGCGCAGCCTGACGCAGATCCGCAATGGAGACGACGCTTTCCCGGCTGTGGCAGCGTTGATACAGCTTGCGGCTGAGGTGCGGGTGATCCTCGGGCCGGCGGTGAAGATCAGCTATGCCGCTGACTGGACCGAATATGGCAGCTATGTCGCGGATGGAAACCTCTACTTCCCGCTGGATGATCTCTGGGCGCATCCGGCGGTGGATTTCATCGGGATCGACAATTACATGCCGCTTTCCGACTGGCGCGATGGCGAAGATCACGCCGACGCCGCCTGGCTGGCGGTCTGGAACCCGGACTATCTGAAGGCCAATATCGAGGGCGGCGAGGGATACGACTGGTATTACGACAGCCCAGAGGGGGAGGCGGCCCAGATCCGGCTGCCCATCACTGATGGCGCCTTTGCGGAGCCCTGGGTTTTTCGGGTCAAGGATATGCGCAACTGGTGGCAGATGCCGCATCACAGCCGCGCAGCCGGGGTCCGTGCGCCCACCCCGACGGCATGGGAGCCGCAGTCGAAACCGATCCTCTTTACTGAATATGGCTGTGCGGCAATCGACAAGGGCACCAACCAGCCGAATAAATTCCTTGATCTCATGTCTTCGGAATCGGCCTTACCCCGGGCCTCGAACGGGGCGAGGGATGACCTGATCCAGATGCAGTATCTGCGCGCCATGAACAGCTACTGGCGAGATCCGGCGATGAACCCGCGATCCTCGCGCTATGACGGGCGGATGATTGATATGAGCCGCGCCCATGTCTGGGCCTGGGATGCGCGGCCTTTCCCGGAATTCCCTGGCCGCGTGGATAAGTGGACCGACGGGCCGGCCTATCTGCGCGGCCACTGGCTGAACGGGCGGGCGACCGGACAGCCGCTGTCAGCCGTGATCAGAGAGATCTGCGGCTGCCATGGCATCGGGATGGCGGATACTGCAACGGCACAGGCTGTTGTGCGCGGCTATCTGCTCGATCAGGTGCAAAGCGGGCGCGCAAGCCTGCAACCCCTGCTGCAGACATTCGGCGTCGATGCTTTCGACCGTGATGGTAAACTGGTCTTCCAGCGCCGTTTGCCGGGCCTTGATCACCGGCTCGCCTCCGACCTCTATGCGGTGGACGAGCTGGAAGGCCATGCCGAAATGACGCGCGCGCCTGAGGTTGAGACCGGCGAGTCGATCCGTCTTGGCTATATTGACGCAGAGGCTGGTTACGAGGCGCGGATGGCCGAGACCCGGCACCCAGGGGACAGGTTGCACCGCGTCGCGGGGACCGAGGTTGCGCTTGCGATGACATCGGCAGAAGGGCTTGGCGTCACCAGGCGCTGGCTGGCAGAATCGCGGATCGCGCGGGATAGCTTGCGCCTCAGTCTGCCGCTTTCCCGCATGGATGTTGGGCCTGGGGATCGTATCGCAACGCAAGACGGCTCGGTCTGGCGGGTGGAGCGCGTAGAGCAGACCGAACAGCGCCGCATCGAGGCGGTGCGAATTGAGGGTGGGATCTATGAAGTCCGCGATGAAGGCAGCGTGCCGCCCGCCCTGGCACCCTTTGTCTCGCCGGTTCCGGTCTGGCCGGTGTTTCTCGACCTGCCGCTGCTCAGGGGGGATGAAGAACCGCACCGGCCCTATATCGCGGTGGGGGCACGCCCCTGGCCGGGCTCAGTCGCACTCTGGTCGCAGACTGCGGTGGGCGGGTTTACCCTGAACCGCCTTGTCACAGCACCTTCGGTCATCGGGCGTACCGAAACCGAACTTCTCGCGGCGCGGCCGGGCGTCTGGGACAGGGGCGAGCCGCTGCGGATCCGGCTGAGCGCAGGCGTGCTGAGTGCGGCCAATCCGGTTGCGGTGCTCAATGGCGCCAATGTGATGGCGATTGGCGATGGCACTGCCGGCAATTGGGAGGTGCTCCAGTTTGCCGGGGCCGAGCTGGTCGCGCCCCGGACCTGA